CTCGACCCAAAGCTTGCCCCAATTCACAGCCGTACCGTCGATAGTGCCGACAAACAAAGTCCCCGCGTCATAGGTCTTGACGTCAAGGTTTGCGGCCAGGCCCGCAGTTCGAACGAACTTCTTGGGCCCTATCGGATGCATCGATGATGGTCTCAGTGTACAACACTGATCCTTCCAGGGTGCGTCCTCGGTTACGTCCTCATACGAAGATGCGATGACCTCCGTATTGGGTGCTGCATCAGCAGCATCATAGTCGGGTATTAACAATACCGAACCCGGCGTCGTTGACGCTGTACGAGTAAAGTACTTATACTCCAGTTTATTAAATCTGTAGAGTTCCCAAGCCTGAGCTTGTGTTGACAGCCAGGGGAAACTGGCCGACAAGCCCGGATTAAGCGCAAACGCAAAGGGCGTTGCAAATAAGGTACTTCCGACTATGGATCCAACTAGTTCTCGATGTATAATACGAGAAGATTCACGAGTAGCTCGAATAATCGGAGCAGTCGTGGCCTGACCTGTAGCGTAGGCACTGCCCGCAGAAGTCGGCTTAAAGTTGGATACTCCCTCACTAATAGGGTAAGGCTCAGGGTAAGGTGGCTGAAAAGCTCCACGGCCCCTAGGCCTCCGTCGCTGGACGTTCTGTCGAGGCGGTTTACGACCGCCTCCAGGACCAGCTCCCCCTCCCCCACCGCCCCCTCTTCGAGGTGCGGTGCCGCGACCAGCTCTACTGGGTCCGCGGACTTGGTTATTTCTTGCATTCCTGTTCATTGTATGGGATACGCGATGAACTCGCGGACTATACATCGTGGAGGACACACCGGCTAACCCGTGTAGTCTCTCGACATTTATGCACATATATTCTTGTCTCTACCCTCCGGCGTATTGCGATTACTCAACAATACACTGGACTAAGGAATTATACGACAAGCCGAGACAGACAGGACCTTCGTCCCTCTGTTCCACTCGCTGCATTATACAGCTTTGGAAACTTCCAGCTCGCTGATTAGGCGTTCCTGGAAGCTCTCGGTTGTTGTCGCAACCAGGGGAAACCCTATGCGCAACTTAGTACGGAACTATTAAGCTCCCTATACCGTACTACACCATCAAGGACCTTCACTCTCAACAGTTCAGGAGAAGAACTCTCCACTCGACCCCCAACTAAATTGAGACTTCACCCTAATTCAGGGGTTACTAGTCGTAAACCATGCTCAACAAGGAGCACAGTCGAAATGAGAG